CGCGGGGCGTTCGTCGACACGTCGGACTGCCCCCGTTGCTGGCGCAAAACCTGACAGAAGGTGTATATCATGAGTACGATTGGTGGTAAGATCGACCAGCTGCACGCACTCCGCGAACAGAAACGAGCCCTCGAAGAGAAGATCAAGATGCTGTCGGATCAGATGGACTCCCTCGAGAGCGAACTCATCTCCGACATGCAGGCCGAGGGCATCACGCGCTCCACTGGCACCGCCGCGACCGTCTCGGTCAGCGAGGTCGTCCGCCCGTCTGTCGACGATTGGGAGCTGTTCTACAACTACATCCACAAGAATCGGTACTACCACCTTCTGGAACGCCGCCCGTCGGTGGCTGCCTGCCGTGAGCTCTTCGAAACGAAGGGCACCATCCCGGGTGTCGTTCCGTTCACCCAGCGCAAGCTGAACATCCGCTCCATCTCCTAGGAGAATCCAAATGGCACGTGAGAAGCCCACCCTGCCCATCAGCGCACGCGAAATGCTGCAGCAGGAAACCACCGACATCAGCAAGCGCATCTCGGCCGCGTCCGGCGACCGAATCCGCATCCAGAACAACCGCGTGTTCGTCACCCCGGACGGCAACGAAGGCGAGACCCTCGAGGGCGTGGTGATCGAGTTCGTCTCGAGCAACATGTTCTACGACAGCGCCTTCGACCGCGAGAACCCGGCGCCGCCGGCGTGCTTCGCCATCGGTCCCGAGCCGGCTACGCTGGCCCCCAGCCCCAACAGCCCGAACAAGCAGTCCGAGTCCTGCGCCAGCTGCCCGAACAACGCGTTCGGTTCGGCGGGCAAGGGCAAGGCCTGCAAGAACACCCGCCTCGTGGGCTTCATCCCGGCGTCTGCGTTCGACGATCCGGACGGTGAGATCCCGGTGTGGGTGCTGTCGGTGCCGCCGACCTCGGTCACTCCGTTCGACAAGTTCGTCCGCGGTGTCCTCAACAAGTACCGCCTGCCGCCCACGGGCGTGATCACCCAGATCACCCTCGACAACTCGGCACAGTACGCCTCGCCCCGCTTCACTGCGATCCGCGCACTGGAAGACAGCGAGCTCGAAGTCATCATGCCGGTGCGCGACCTCGCCATCGAGCGCCTGACTGCCGAGCCCGACGTCTCTGGCTACACCCCGCCGAAGCCGACCGCGCGCGGCCGTCGCTGATCCTAGCGACTGACAGCCCGGAAAGACGGGCCCCTTCCACATAGGAGAAGCCTACATGGCACGCAAGCAGAGTGTGTTGCTCACCCCCACGGAGCTGAAGGTCAAGGCCACCGAAGCCAAGAACAACATCCGTGACTACAAGCGCCAGATCGCGGCCCTGATGCTGGCGAAGAAGCAGGCCGAACGCGAGTACACGGCCGTCGTCCGCGAAGCCGCCAAGCTGCGGGACATCGCGGTCAAGGAAGCGGACCAGACGATCAAGATGCTGAACCGCCAGCTCAGCACGGCCGAACAGCTGCTGACCCACCTGACGCCCGGCAAGCCCGACCAGTAATCCATCCACGGAGAGTCGCATGTACAACATCATGGTCGACCTCGAGACCCTCGACACCAGCCACTCGGCCGTCGTGCTCAGCATCGGGGCCGTCGCATTCGACCCCGAGACCGGCACCCTCGGCGAGCAGCTGTACCTCGAGATGACCGAAGACGCCAGCTTCCAGCAGAAGGTGCTCGGCCGGACCATTTCGGCCGACACCGTCATGTGGTGGATGAACCAGAACCTGCAGGCCAAGCAGGTGTTCTTCGACTACACGGGCGCTCAGGACAAGAACCCCCGGGTCCGTACCTACACGGCTCTCGAGAAGTTCTCGGACTTCGTGGTCAAGCACAACGCCCCGTACATCTGGGGCAACGGCGCGGACTTCGACAACATCATCCTCGGCAACCTGTACGAGGCCGCCAAGATGACCCGTCCGTGGTCCTACAGCCGCAACCGGTGCTTCCGGACGCTGAAGAACCTCGGCGTCGGCCCGCGGAAGTACACCCGGTACGGCACCCACCACAACGCCCTTGACGACGCCGTGACGCAGGCCGAACACGCCCTGCTGATCTTCAAGGCCATGCGCGGAGAAGGCTGATGTCCAAGCGCTACCCCATCATCGGCATCACTGGCGCCGCCCGAAGCGGTAAGGACACGGTCGCTGACTTCATCCTCGCCGAGCAAGGCGGTTACCGGTATGGCTTCGCTGACCCCATCCGGGACATGCTTGCGGCCATTGGGATCGACATGTCGGACCCTTTCTGGCAAGCACACAAGGAAGAGCCCATTCAGGTCTTGGGGGTCTCCCCCCGCCGGATGATGCAGACACTCGGCACCGAGTGGGGTCGGGAGATGGTTCACCCGAACCTCTGGGTCATCTTGGCCAGCAACAAGCTGATGAAGCTGGGCGCCGGGATGATCATCTCGGACGTCCGGTTCGAGAACGAGGCGCTCTGGGTCAGGGACCTCGGCGGCGTGATCATCCACGTCCAGAGGGACAACGCCAGTAAGGTCGAACCCCACGCCAGTGAGTCCGGCATCACCTTCGAAGAAGGAGACATCCTGTTGACCAACAATGGTACCCTTGACGAGCTGCAGCAGGCGGTCAAGGAGATCATTCATGGGGTCGACGAAACCTGAAAACAGCTTCATCCGGGGGGTCCACAAGCACCTCCCGAAGACCTACGCCGAGAAGATGAACAACCCTTGGCGTTCTGGCACCGCGGACGTGTGGTACTCCGGCGAACGCGGTGACCTTTGGGTCGAGTACAAGTACATCGAGAGAATTCCGAGAAGCGCAGAGATACTTCCGGACCTCACACCGCGTCAGAAGCGGTGGTTGAACAACCGATTTGATGAAGGGCGCAACGTGGCTGTTGTGCTTGGAACGCCCACCGGCGGTGTGATCTACCGGAACAAGGAGTGGATGCGTCCCATCGACCACACGACCCTGAGTGGGCTTGTTGTGCCGCGGGACGAGATCGCACGGTGGATCTTCTCTCAAGTCGGAGCCGGTAAATGTCATTCACTAGAGTAGTGATGACCACGTCGAAAGTCGTGGTTGCAAGCTACCGTATTCTCGCAACCGCGATCATGGGCTACTACCTCATCAAAAACACGATTCGTAGGGAACGAGATGGACGAACGGTACCTTCTGATCGCCGAGGCCCTCGCGCAGAGTGAGGTCGAGGCGGGCATTCGCCGAGCTGTTTCGGCGTTGCCTAAGCAACCTGTGGACTTCGACGGTTGTTGCGTGGACTGCGGGGAGGATATCCCCGCAGCCCGACTCTCTACCGGAGCAATCACATGCATAGACTGCCAGACGGAGAAGGAGCTGCGAGCCCGCCTGAGTGGGACGTAGACCTTCGCTGGACACACGACGACAGCATCACCACGCACCCCATGGGCTGGATTCTTGCCGAGATGGCCGGCCCAGACGTGGCGAAGCTCCACCCGCTCAAGATATACGACATGTGGCCCACGTCGCCCGCAGGGTCTGCCTGCTATGCGGCCAATGTGAAGGCGGTGTTCGACAACAAGGACAACAACCCGTTGTTTTCCAAAGCCGCGTTCCTGTTGGTACGCTCCCGGCTCTTGTGCCCCCACAGACGCTTCAGGTTCGTACTCGATGACCACGTTCGCAACCGCTAAAGAAGCAGAGGCGGTCGTGGGCAAGCTGAGTAACCCGAGCAAGATGCCCGGGCATGCCTACGGTATCCCCGCCAAGCACTGCATCGTCGGCTCCGCCCTCGCCAAGGTGAAGGGCAGCGTATGCGCCAGCTGCTACGCACTCAAGGGCCGGTACGTCTTCCCCAATGTCCAAGCAGCCCAGCAGCGTAGGTTCGACTCGCTTCGAGACCCGCGCTGGGTAGACGCCATGGTGTTTCTCATCTCCCGGAGCAAAGACAAGTTCTTCCGCTGGCATGACAGCGGCGACATCCAAGGGCTCTGGCACCTCGAGAACATCGTGGCCGTGGCCAACCGCTGCCCAGACGTCAAGTTCTGGATGCCCACGCGCGAGAACGCCATGATCCGCGAGTACCTCGCCAAGCACGGCAACTTCCCGCCCAATCTGGTGGTACGGGTGTCCAGTGCTATGATCGGAGGCCAGCCGCTCAGCTCGTTCCCCAACACCAGCACAGTGGTGACGGACGGCTCCCAAACCTGCCCGGCCTACAAGCAGGGCGGAGTCTGCGGGGACTGCCGAGCGTGCTGGGATCCTGCTGTATCCAATGTCTCGTACCCCCGCCACTAGGACCGTCATGGACACCACAACGCACATCCGCGCGCAGCGCGCTTTCTTCGCTTCCGAGGGCAAGAGTGACGTCGAGGCTCGCGTCATCTATGAGCCCGAGGGCTTCATGTTCAGTGCGAAGATCGATGGCGACGACACCGCCATCTTCACCTCGCAGTTCTGCAGTGAAGCCTACGTCCTGCAGGTGGCCGAGTCCCTGCAGTACATCAGCGACACGCTGAGTAACCACATCCCCGGTCGCCTGAGCCCCTTCGTGCGTGGCTGGATCTCCAACGCCGCCGACTCGAACCACATGGCACGGCAGAAGGGCTTCTGGCCCACGGACCCCGCAGACGACGCGCAGGTGAACGACGGCGAGAAGCTCGCCCTGATCCACAGCGAGATCAGCGAGGCGCTCGAAGCGCTGCGCAAGGGCAACCCGCCCGACGACAAACTGCCGGAGTTCTCCGGCGCCGAGGTGGAGCTGGCTGACGCGGTCATTCGCATCATGGACCTCGCACACGCCCGCGGCTGGCGAGTGGCTCAGGCCATCGAGGCCAAGATGAAGTTCAACGGCACCCGTCCGCCCAAGCACGGCAAGGAGTTCTGAGATGACCGACAGCAACGCCAAGTACGTAGCGGCCAAGATCACCGGGAAGCTCCCGGTGATCGTAGCCGTCGGCCGCCCTGACCCGATCGGACGCTTCGTGCCGTTCGGCCAAGTCGAAGCTGTGGCCGACGTCTTCATGGGCGAGGACGGCTGGAGGCTGGCCATCCAGAACGTCAAGGTCCCGTACCTCCACGAATCGCCGCGCATCATCACCCACGTCGGCGTGTTCACTCCCGACGGCTGGCTGCTCGATGACCTGCCCAAGACCGAGCAGTTCCTCGGCGAGGTCGGCCGCGTCTTCACCATGAGTATCGAGCACCCG